ATGCAGCTTGATATTAGAAATGTGTCGTCAATTATGAGTATTGAAAAAGGCAATCAGCTTGAAAAGACTGTACGAAATGCGGAATACATGGATATGATAGACAGAGGAATTTCTCAGTTATCAGAAGGTAAAGGGCAGGAATATGAGCTGATCGAGATAGATTGATGATGTAAGCAAATTCATCGGTAAGGGGGCAGTATGAAGAGGCTGGGACTGTAACAGGTTCCGGCTTTTTTGGGGCGTAAAGATATAGCTATGATTTGTCGAAAAATGTCGAATTGTAATCTATTGTGTTATAACAGAATTGGAAGTATGATGGAAGAAAAAGGAGATGAGCATAATGGCAAAGAAAATTAAATGTCCAGGCTTTCTGTGTGGAAGCACAGATGTAGAATATTTGGGAGGAAATCAGCGAACCAGTCTGAATCTGAATCCCTTACATCCATTTACATTGGTAAATACAAAGCCAAAAGGAAAACAAAAGTTCAGATGCAGGAAATGTGGAAAAGTATTTGAAGTTAAAATTTAACAAAGAAATTATTGTATAGTAGTCAGGAACAGATGTTTTTTGGGATAAAAGATACTATATTTTGAAAAGTGTCCTGTAGAAATACAGGGTATTTTCATTAGATAATATACATTGTTTTTATTATTTAAAGAAAAAAAGAAGACTAGAATAATATATTATTGGCAATAAGTTACAAAAATAGAATTATAGAGAGGGCTGTAGTAAAGTATAATGGTTACCAAAATGGAGGAGGTTATGGAGAGCGAAATGAATCATGGTTATTATGTTGAATTGCTTGATAACAATTTGGATACATTCAGTTTACTGATGGAGTTGGATTCTGTATTATGGAACCAAATAGAGCAGCCATTGACTGTAAATGATTTTTTCAAAAAATGGAAATGTGAAGCACGAAAATCAGCTAATTATAATATTAATTTAGGAATGAATTTACTTAGGACATTATACTGTGGAATTGTAATTCCTTATGAAAAATATGAAACATTATTACCTCAAATTTCGATGGATTCCATGGAGATTCGCGAATGGTTTGGATGCGATTCAAGTTGGAGAATTAAAGTAGAAGAAAAAGATTTGAAAAATTGTATGAGAAGAATTAGAAATGCAGTTGCACATTTTTATGTTGATATTAATTTTCCAGAAGAATATACGGCTTCTAGTAGAATATTGAAGAATACTATTGTTGTGTTGAAAGATAGGCAAAATGAGAAAAAGCCTTTTACATTTGAAGTAAAATTTACTATAGAGCAGCTTATTAAGATTATGGATCAAATTGCTGATCTCATAAAAAAATATGACATTTATGAAAAGAAAAAAGCAATAAAAGAAGAAAAATATAATTAACAGATGTTATTAGTTAGAAATGTATGGCGGTATCTTTATATATAGACTATAGAAGGGTATGGATTATATGTTGATTATGAAGTTTAGAAGGTAAAATATGTCTTGCCAGACATTGTAGAAATACAGGGCATCTTGTAGTATTATAAAGAAAAATGTATGTGGAGGTGTTTTATGGCAAATATAATTGCAGTAGTATGGGATTTTGATAAGACACTAGTAGACGGATATATGCAGGATCCAATTTTTGAAGAATATGATGTTGACTCTAAGGCGTTTTGGAAAGAGGTTAATGCTTTACCTCAAAAATATAAGGATGAACAGGATGTACTTGTTAATCCTGACACTATTTATTTGAATCAGTTTATAAAATATGCAAAAGAGGGAAAGTTTAAGGGGTTAACTAATGAAAAATTAAAACAATTTGGTTCACGGCTAAAATTTTATAAAGGAATTCCAGAAATCTTTCAAAAAACCAAAAGTCTAATAGAAGAAAATCCAACTTATAAGGAATACAATATAAAAGTAGAACATTACATTGTCAGTACAGGGATGACGCAAATAATAAAAGGTTCTTCGGTTATGCCTTTTGTGGAACATGTATGGGGCTGCGAATTGATTGAAGGAAAAGATAATGAAGGGGATATATGTATTTCTGAAATAGGTTATACCATTGATAATACTAGCAAAACCAGAGCATTATTCGAAATAAATAAAGGGGTACATAGCAAGGATGGACGCGAAGGTGTGAAAGTAAACACCAAGATTCCAGAAGAATTAAGAAGAGTTCATTTTATCAATATGATGTATGTGGCTGATGGACCAAGTGATATCCCTGCTTTTTCAGTTGTGAATAAAAATTTTGGAGCTACATTTGCGATATATCCTAAGGGAGATATGAAAGCAATGAAGCAAGTAGAACAGATGCGAGAAGATGGACGAATTAATATGTATGCAGAGGCTGATTATACAGAAGGAACTACCGCTTATATGTGGATTTGTAATAAAATCACAGAATTTGCAGAGAGAATTCGCAAGGAAGAAAAAGAGAAGATAGCTAAATATGCAGCTATTGAGACTCCTAAACATTTAACCGAATAATCTATGAAAATATGGCAGCCTCTCCGGAGACTGCTTTTTCAATATAAAACAGAATATCGAACGCGTAATAAAGCACTCAATACCTATGACATGATGCCTCTTAAGCAGACAAGGTAAATAACCGGATCTACTTAAGGGAATCAGGAGGTATTGAGTGTTTTTGCGTTGCTAAAGTATTATTTTAAAAACGCTTCTGCTTAGGAAACTCTTTTTGGTCTAAGGCATTAACTTCAAAAAAGGCAGATGTTGGATTTAGGCATACTACACGATTCTTTTCAGCATTTATAGATTGCATATAACCTTTCAAATCATTTAATGAATAAATGATATCAGATAAGGTATTCAAATTTGAGATTTTATTATATCCATGTTGCTCTTTTCCTATTAATAGTGCGTGATAGCAGTATTTTTTTCTAGCTGAGTCGCTTGAAGTTGCATATTGTCTTATTTGATCCAGCAGAAGATTTCCCTTTTCGGTAGTGATTAGATAATCTAATATGATTTTCCAATCAGTGGCTATATTTTGGTGTATAGTGTCCTTTTTTTCAGTTATATAACAATATAATAAAGATAATTTGTCAAATGCTTGCTGAGAAAGAGCATAAGTCCTATCAATATATGCTTTAAAATGCGTGTCTGTATTTATACGACCTAACAGATAATCTATATCACATTCTAGAATAATGGACAGGTTGATTAAATCAATGGTTTTAGGTAAAGTGTCCTGTTCCCAAGATCTATATGTTTTAGCTGTTACGCCAATCATATCAGCTAACTGCTCTTGTGTGTATCCCTTTTCTTTGCGCTTTGTTCTTAGATTTTCAGTAAATATGCTTATTATATCTTCATGTTCAATTATAGGTATATTATTACTTGTTTTCATTCGATATTCCTCCGATAATAAGTAGTAAATAGGTAATTGTTTACCTATATCATATCAGATATAATTAAGTCTGTAAATAGCAAACAGTTAATAAGACGAAGTGAATACGAGGTGAAAGCATGATAAAAACAAACGAACACAATGTATCATTTAATGATTTGGCAGTTGATACTGCAGGGCTTCAGGCATTACTACATGCCGGAATTAAGACTTCAACAGAAATTGGAGTGGCAGCAGGTGCAAAGATTTATGTCGGAAGGCGCGTTTTGTGGAATGTATCAAAGATTAGGACGTATCTGGACGAGATTTCAGAGTAAGGCGGTGATTCTATGGGAGTACATGAACATCTGCTGCCGGGCAAAGAAAATGCACTGACACCGGAGTACCTTACTGTGAAATGTCACTTTTCCAGTGTCCGGATGCTTCAAAAGCAAATTGAAGCGGAACGCAAGGCTGGCAAGGTGATATTGTCAAGTACTACACCTCCTGGAGGTTATTATCTTCCGGCAGCAGGAGACACAATGGAAATCCGAAAGTTTATTCATACACTCGAGAACCGAGGAGAGAATACATTGCGGGTTCTGGAGAGTGCAAAAGAACTTTTGGAAGAGTTGGAAGGTGATAAGATTTGACTTTTGAAAGGATTTTATCACACTTTCAAGTTAAAAAGCGAGGACTGGGAAAAGCACAGTGCATTTGTCCAGCGCATGCAGATAAAGAGGCTAGTTTAACACTTACAGATGGTAATGATCGAACATTGATTAAGTGCCATGCTGGATGTAGTACTGAAAAAGTTGTTATTGCAGCAGGATTAAAAATGTCAGATTTATTTTACGGAGATGGATTGGCAAAGGAAAGATGGCGAGCGTACATAGAGAATCGTGAAAAAAGAAAGATTGAGGCTGTGTACAATTATGCTTCCATTAATGGCGATTATGCTTACACGAAGATTCGATTGGAAGGTAAGAAAATGCTTTTTGGAATCTTGAGCAATGAGCGTTTTGCTTATGGTTTGAACGGAAAGAATAAGAAAACGTTTAATGCAGTATATGGAAGCATACCTAGTATAAAAAGGGCCATTGAAAGAAAAGAACCAGTATTTGTTCCGGAGGGGGAAAAGGACGTTAATACTTTAGTTAAAAAAGGATACGTTGCTTTTTCTTGCGGCGGTGCAAATGACTGGAATAAAAACGTATCCGAGCTTTGTAAAGACGCAGATGTGATAGTTTTGGCAGATAATGATGATCCGGGAAAGAAATTGGCGTCTACTGTTGTAAGAGACTTAAAAGGTGTTGCTAAGAGTATCAAGATAATTATTCCGATGCCAGAGGTGCCTAAAGCAGACATTACTGATTATTTCGAAGCAGGACATACTATTGAAGAATTTGAAAATTTAATAAGGAATGTTGATGATACAGAAAGCATTTGTGCAGAAGTTCAGCAAGATCAGAAGCAGGATACAGGCAAAAAACAATCTGTAATACAAAAAAGCAAGGACGAAGTAGTTGGAGATCCGGCATTAGTCTTTAAATTCCTCGACTGTAACTATGATGAAGATGGAAATGTAAAAAGCGTAAAACAGCTTGTACATAATTTTGAAGTCGTTATGGATAAAGACAGTCGTTTCGCCGGAAAAATCCGCCTTAATGAGTTTGCACAACAACCTTACCTATATGGTAGCGTACCATGGGAAAATGAGAATAATTGCAGAGCATGGAGCAGTCATGATGATTCAGCTCTGTTTTCAGTGATACAAGCTGATTATGGGCTTAAAAGCCGACAGGACTTTGCAGATGCATTGAAAAACGTTTCTATGCGCAATAAGTTCCACCCGGTAAGAGAATTGCTGGATTCCCTTACATGGGATGGAGAAGCACATATACGAAAACTATTACCGGAATATCTGGGTGCAGAGGATTCTGATTATACATATCAGGTCATGCGTCTTTGGATGCTGGGAGCTGTTTCAAGGGTATATAAACCTGGAAACAAATTTGATTATACGATTATTTTACAGGGTTCGCAGGGCATTGGCAAGAGTACATTTCTGAAATTAATGGCTTTAGACGATTCCTGGTTCAATGATTCGTTGGATAGTCTGGATTCAGACAAAGCGGTACAGTCCCTTACCGGATCATGGATTATTGAGTTGGCGGAGCTTAAATCATTAGCAAGGACTGCGGGCGGAGTAGAAAGTGTAAAGCGTTTCCTGACAGCCACACAAGACAAATACAGGATCCCTTATGAGCGTAGGGCTGATACATTTTACAGGCAGTGTGTATTTGCTGGAACCACTAATAAAGATGATTTTTTGCAGGATGAAACAGGAAACAGGCGTTTTCTTATTGTTCAGACAGGCCTTAAGAAACCATCAAAAAGTCTTTTTGTACCAGGAATTATGGATGTGATTAAACAGGCCTGGGCGGAGGCTGTGTATATTTGGAAAAACGAAGATCCACAGTTGATACTTCCGGAATCGTGCATGCAGGAGGCTAAAGAGTTTCAAGAAGCAAATATGGCGGATGATGGTAAAAGGGGAATTATTCAGGAATACTTGGAAGGCAAAACAGAGGTATGTGCTAGGCAGATCTGGTTTGAAGCTTTAAAGGAGACTATACCACCGAGAAACTGGCAGGCATCAGAAATAAATAATATCGTTGCTAAAGTACCGGGATGGGAAAGGCTTAAAACCCCACGCAAATTTAATGGATATGGACAACAACGAGGCTTCAGAAAGGTTGCAATACAAACTACAGAAGGGAAAGCAGAGTCTCCGGAGTTTGTCGTTGTTTCAGATCAAGAACAAGTGGAACTTCCATTTGACTAAGCGCTTTTATGATTCATTTTGCATATTGTAGTGAAGCTTGTAGAATTAATGTAGTACGCTCAAACCCAGTGTTTACAAGCGTTTCTACTTATTCTACAAAGACTACATTATTTAAAAAGAAATATATATAAGATAAATATAGAGGGAATATAGCAGTATATAAAGAGAACTTTAAACTCTTTGGAACGATTGTAGTTGTAGTCTGTAGTTGGATATTGTAATGGATTTTATAGGTGGATTACCGCCGGAAAGGATAACAAGTATGAAAATTTTAATGCAGAATTTAAGCGAGGTTACTGATTTTAATTCCGGAAGAATACAAATATTACTTGCACCTTATGACGATGCTCAGATAAAAGTAGCGATCGTGTATGGAGGATTTGTGTCGAATTCTTTTAAAGTTATGGGCACATATAAAAATGAGGAACGTGCAAAGGAAATTGCAGAGGATATGTTAAAAAAGAATGAAGATAAAGAAAGAGTCTATATCATGCCGGAGGAGTAACCAGTGAACGATAAAGAAGAATTAAAGCAGATATATGACATCTTCGCGGATTGCTGGAGGCTATACAAAAGGCTGTATCCTCCGAGCAGACCTGAAGACGATGCATACTGGCAGGGAATGATGAAAGAATTAGAAGTGTTACGGAAGAATCATCAGCATTCCCGGTTGTGTGAGGACCTTCTTTGTGCTGTTGTCAGGGATTTGGAAACAAAATCCAAAAGAAGTAATCCTGCTGCCAGTATGAAAGCATTATGAGGGCGGTTACCCTTGTAATGCATCATATCATGCCGGGCTGAACGGTGCAAGATGGGGCAAACATGTACCACAACTGTGGTCAGGTTTGATGGTAAAATATATGTAACAGGTAATATTTCATTGTTGTGGAGGTGGTTTTTGTGGTAGTTATTGCACTTTTGTTATTTGTGATTGTATGTGAGCTGGCGGCTATTTATGACAGACAGAGCAGAGGAGAATGACATGGGAAGAAAGAAACAGATTTCAGATCAGAAACGCTTGCACAGGGAGAGAATGCGATTGCAGAAGGGTGTGTTTAGCTCTCTGGCTAATGCGATTGGGAACATTGGCGAGCTTTATGCAGATTTCGTGCAGAGCGATGAGGTACGCAATTCAATGAGAGCTACAGCGGATAAAGCAATTGAATGCATGGATAATATCAAAGAACTTAACGAGCTGGAAGAACAGCTGAAAGCAGAAGAACAGGAAAGCGAGGGTGAGGATTAATGGAAAAAGTAGTGGTTCAGACCGGTGCGAAGACATACCAGATTACTGATCAAGACGGAAATGATCTGGGCGTGTTCAGATTTATTCCTTCAGATGCAGGGATTTTAAAGAGGTATAAAGAGGCAGCAGCTTTCTTTACTGGAATTAACGAAAGGATTAAGGACAAAGATTTTGAGGAAATTCTTCCAGATCTGGAAAAGGAAGCCGGGGAGAAGATTGACCTGTTGTTTGGTGCTCCTGTATCAGAGAGCTTCTTCAAGATTACCAGTCCGTTTACCATCCTTGACAGCGGTGAGATGTTTGCAGAGCAGATTATTGCAGTTATTGGTGGAATTATTGAAAAAGAGCTGAATGCCAGGGAAAAGGCGCAGCAGGAGCGGGTGAAAAAGTACACTGAAAAATATACTGGATGAGAGCTTATGAACTGCCCACCTCATTAAATATTAATGGGGTGGCTTACACTATCAGAACAGATTTTAGAGCAATTATTGACATTCTTATTGCTATGAATGATCCAGATTTAGATCAACAGGCAAAAACATTTATTATGTTACAGATCTTGTATGAAGAGTGGCAGAATATTCCTTTTGAAGATCTGACAGAAGCATGTCAGAAAGCCTGTGACTTTATCGACTGCGGACAGGTCGATGACCCGAACAAACCGAAGCCCCGTTTAATGGACTGGGAACAGGACGGGGACATGATTGTTCCGGCTGTAAATAAGGTTGCTGGTAAAGAAATCAGATCCGTACCATATATGCACTGGTGGACGTTCTTTGGATATTTCATGGAATCCGGTGAATGCCTGTTCAACACAGTTGTTGGAATCCGGTCAAAAAAGGCAAAAGGTGAACGCCTGGATAAATGGGAAAAGAAATTCTATCAGGGAAATAAGAATATTATTGACATAAAAACACGTCTCAGCGAAGAGGAGCAAGCTTATAAAGATAAGTTGAATGAGATGTTGAACCTCAAATAGTTTGGAGGCAGATATAACATGGCAGATGGTTCAATTATCATTGATACCAGAATAGATACCGGCGGTGTGTCGAAAGGAATGAACGCTGTAAAGGCTGGAGTGACCAGAATATCCGAACAGGTATCGAAGATGGGCGATTCAGCAAAAAGTTCTTTCCAGAGGCAGATAACAGCGATAACAGACCTGTATCAGAATTACGAGAAGCAGGAACGTAAAGTATCAGAGCTGAAATCAAAGCTCGAAGAACTGAGCAAGGTCAGAATCGAGACAGAAGAATATAAAAAACTCAAAGACGATATAAAAACTCTGGAAGATGAGTTTGAAAAGATAGAAGCGAAACAGCGTGAATGGCTTGATATGGGCTTTTCGATAGATTCTGCACCGCTTAAGGAACTTGACAAACAGATGGACGGTATCTGGGCAGATATTGACCGGTTACAGCGGAAACAGAAAGAGATGCAGGCAACTGGAAGGGCCTATGTGGATCCTAAATCTACAGATGCGTACAAGGGGACAGCCGAGAAGTACAATACGGAATCGCAGAAGCTGGAACGCATAAACGGAAGGTTGTATTCATCATACAATAATCTGAAGAACAAGGTTGAGGAATACCGACAGAAAAACAATCGGCTGGCACAGGTCATGCAGAATCTTCAAAAGGCTGCTGCCCGTGTAGGTATGGTTGTAAAGAATATGGGTTCAGCATTGAGAAGTGCCGGTTCCTCGATTAAGAGCATGGTCTCAGCGATGAAAAAAGCTGTAGAGAACATGTTTAATCTGAACAAACAGACAAATCGGTCGAGAATGAGTCTTTCCCGAATGCTGGGAATGTCGTTGCTGTTTTCAGGGGTATTCCGGGCGATAAGTGCTGTCAGTGATGGTGTGAAGACCGGATTTGAAAATCTGGCACAGTATTCCAACAGTACCAATTCAGCAATATCTTCTTTGATGTCCAGCATGACGAGGCTGAAAAACTCATTTGCTACAGCCTTTGCACCTGTTCTCACCGCGGTAGCTCCGATCATGTCAAGATTTATTGATATGATTTCCAGGGCAATTACTTATGTGGGAATGTTTGCAGCAGCATTAACCGGACAGGATACTTTTGTAAAAGCCGTTGGAGTGCAGGAAGATTATGCTGCAAGTCTTGATAAGACCTCGAAGAATGCGAAAAAGGCATCGAAGCAGACAAAAAGCTATCTTTCTTCGTTGGATGAGGTGCACAAAGCTTCAACCAGTGGGAGTGCAGGAACAGATGATTCCGGTGGATATAAAGCACCTACACCGGGACAGATGTTTGAAACGGTCCCGATTGCAAATAGTATTAAAGGAATTGCGGATAAAATCAAGAAGCTCATTAAATCGGAAGACTGGGAAGGTCTTGGAGCTTATATAGCCAGCGGAATCAACAAAGGGCTTAAAAAAGTCTATGATGCTATCAGCTGGAAAAAGGTTGGACCTAAGATAACGAAATTCTGTAATGCGTTTACCAGAACATTCAACAGCCTGGTAGATCACATTGACTGGGATTTGATGGGGCGGACCGTTGGTGCCGGTATCAACACAATTGTAAATACGCTGAATCTTTTGATTACAGGAATTGACTGGAAAAACCTTGGTAAGAAATTTGCAACTGGAATCGCCGGCTTTGTTCGGGAAGTCAACTGGAACAATCTTGGACAGCTCATAGGAAACAGGTTCATGATTGCCTGGAATATCTTTAACGGAATGGTCCACAACCTTCCGTATAAGGAAATTGGACAGGCGGTTGCGGATGGACTGAATGGTGCTGTATCAAGCTTTTCCCTTTCAGAAATCGGAGATACACTGGCAACCGGGCTGAATGGTGCATTCACATCATTGTACAGCTTTACGGAGCGTTTTGATTGGTCAGAGCTGGTAAATAACATTGCCGGTGGTATTAATACTTTCGTATCGGAATTTGACTGGAAAGCCAATGGACGCAAGCTGGAAGCTTTTCTGGACAATCTGTGCGGATCCCTAGTGGATATGGCAGAAAAGACAGACTGGGAGGTTTTTGGTAAAGGTGTCGGAGATATGCTGACACAAGTTGACTGGGTTGGACATCTGAAGCAGGTGATCAAAGCTGTTGTCAAATCCATTGGAGGTCTGTTTGATGGTATGGAGGCGAGCGGAACAGCCGGTAAGATAGCTGCTTTTCTTGGTAAAGCGTTTATTGCAGTGAAGATTGCAGATATAACGGGAATCAGTGATCTCGTAAAATTACTACTAAAGGCAATTGGAAAGAAACTGATCGGATCCGAAGCAATCGGAGAATTGTCCGGTAATCTGACTACTCTTTTAGGCAATGCAATAAAAGGCGCGGCAGGAAGCTTTACTTCCCTTGCATCAGCTATTACCCCACTGGTAGGCACTGCAGGGCTAATTGCCGGTGTGGGTGTTGCGGCGGCCGCAGCTACTTCTGAGATTGCCAAAATGGTAGAGATCATGCAGGGCGGTAATGGTGTTGGTGGTACATTTGGAAATACTATGGATAATTTCATCCAGACATTACAGCGGCGTGGTGATATCATATCCGGTTCTGCAACAGAAATCTGGAATCTGAAAGAGTCTCTTGAGAAAGAGGGAATGACTGCTGAGGAAAAATCCAGTGCAACTCAGAAACTTATTGATAAGCTGGGTGAAATGGGTGTGACATCTGAGCAGGCAACACAGGCATTCGAGACATTGAGACAGAAAGGACTTATTACAGATGATATGTTTGATATCCTGTCAGAATCCATTAAAACACTCGGCAGTGATACAACCAACATGGCAAGTCAGATTAATCTTGGAAGCCAGAGTGCTCAGAAATCTTACGATGATCTGAAACTTGTCATTGGAAATTTGACAAATCAGATGCATCTTGGAACGGATGAACAGGGACAGTTATTGAACGCACTGGAAAGAACAGTGGATTCTGGTGGTACTGCACAGGATGCATATAACAACGTCATGGCAGCAGTTAAGAATATGGGCGGAAATACTGAGACTGCTGCAAGGATTTTTTCAGAGGTATTCCCGAATGCAGTACAGGCTACAAAGACCAGCGTAGACAAAAATATTGTTGGTGCGCAGCAGACTGTAACGACTTCTACCGGAAAGATGAAGACAGAGGCAGAAACGAATCTGGCAGGACTCCAGAAAGCAGCAGAGGACGCTTCCGGCGGTGTGAGTACAGCGACAGTGACAAACTGGGGCAATTCAGCAGCGGAGGTGGATAAGAACCTTGATCAGATGAAGCAGCATGCAAATCTGAAGCTTGGAGAGATGCAGAAGACAGTAGATAGCCATTTCTCCGGTCAGTACAATACCATGACCAATAAATGGAAATGGGCCGGTGAACGTATTGCGCAGATAATTTCTGAGATGATTCGGAATACAGAAAGAAGCCTGGAAGGTCTGGCACGAGAGATGAAGTCTATCGGAACGAGGATGGGAAACAATCTGGCAAATGGAATTTCAAATGCAACCAGTGGAATCACAAGGACATTGAACAACGTTGTTGGAAAAGTGAACAGCACGATAGGAAATATCAACAGTGCTTTGTCTGGAATAGAGAGTGCATTCAGTTTTTCTTATGATGTAACGGGTCCTACAGGCAACCGGAGATGGGGCTATTACAATATGAGTTTGCCAAGGGTGAATACAATTCCGTATCTAGCTAAAGGTGCAGTTATTCCACCAAGAAGTGAATTCCTGGCTGTCCTTGGCGACCAGAAACAGGGTAATAACATTGAAGCACCAGAAGCATTGCTCAGAAAAATTGTTCGCGAGGAAGCTGGCGGACAGCAGAGTAGCGGAAATTATCGTTTTACTGCTCAGATTAACCGAAGAACAGTATTTGACGAAATCATTGAAGAAGCAAGGTTAAGACGTGATACAAGCGGTAAAAATCCGTTTGAGCTGGCATAAAGCAATTCCCTGTCATGCTAAAAAGTGTGGCAGGGAGAACACAGGGAGGAAGAAAAATGCTTACGAGGGAAGCAACTTATGAAGATTATGGATTTTCAGAGGAAGAAGATAAGAAATTTAATGAGTTTTGTCGAAAGCTTGAAATGAGGGACAAGATATTGTTGTTACAGTGCGCAGCAGAAGTGTATCCGAACGTTTGTGATGAACTTTATTGTTGTATCGTAATTGGAATGAGCTATGACAAGATGAACAAAAAGAACTTTGTTCCACTTGATCGTAAAGATTTTTATGCGTACCGGAAGAAAACGTTGGCTGTGTTCCGGGCGGCATTACAGGCATGTAATAGATATCCGTTTTAAAGAGTAAAAGGAATCGTAGTCAGGCAAGCATTGACGAACACCCTGAAAATTTCTATGGAAAATGAGCGGATGCACGGTCATTCCTATGCAACTTATACGAACACCATTTACAAGGCGATATTCGGTAAAAATGCAAAGCAGCTCAGGGAAGAATATGGAATGTCTGCAAAGGATAATATCTGGAATCATTTGTCTGAAGAAGAACTTCAGCTTATTCAGTCGAAAGAAATGCTTGTAAATGGACTTATTGGTTGTATAGGAGGAACCCGACAAAACCCCACATATCACTCTATATAGGGGAGAACTTACGGAAACCTACGATTTCAGCATATATAGCCGAAAATATTAGCAAATATTAACATCTTCTCGGATCGGCAACCTGTCAAAACCGTCTGTTTCTCTGTGTAGGGAATGCATCTTGGAAAAACGTGGAACCCGATTATATATAGCTGATGAATAGGATGGAAGAAGGTGGAGTTTCAGAGTATATAGCTGATGAATAAGGTTGCAAATAGTGGCATTTCTGCATATATGGCCAAAATCTTCAGTATTATTTAGTGCTTTTACTGCCTAGTAAAACTTAGTATTTTGGCTCATATAGGCGGAGGCGTTCCATGAAAACCTCATATATTTTTCTGTATAGGATTATGGAACCTAACAAAAGCTAACATTTTTGTATGTATAGGTAAAACCTAAAAAAACCTTATATTTTTTGGATATAGAGGTGCAGAACTTAACAAAACTTAACATTTATCGGCATATAGATGAAAAAATGTAGGGAATTCATGGACACGATAACGCGCGGGTGACTATTCAGAGATTTCGGAGTCCCTAAAAGCCTGGCGCATGATTCCAAAATGAACTTCGAACGAACTTCGAGAAAATGCACTCAGATGTTATCGAACTCCGAGCGAACCCCGAGAAATGACCTTTTAATGAGTCAGTAAACAAAGAGCGAACAGAGAAAACATGAACAATACACGAACAAAACAAAAAGAAGATTTTTATGAATGGATGTAACGAAAATGCAATTGAATTTATGACTAATGGTACTAAAGCAACATTAACATTCTTTCAGGGCCGGTATAAGTCTGTAATCCGTAAGCTGGCAGAGAAGCACCCGGAAGATTGCCAGATCATTGCAGATAACGAGGACGGAAGCATTTGTGCTCATGTTCCGGTATCCTGGCTTCGGATTTCTCCGCCAAGGCAGTATACAGAGGAACAGCGGCAGCAGATGGGAGAACGACTGAGGCAGAATAGGTCTGAAAATACAGCAACACAAGGATAAAACAGGGCGAGAGACGATTGTAGAGTGTTTGAGGTAAAGTTGTAAGGGAGAGTAGATAAAAAGGCTAAATGAGCCGATAAAACAGTAGAAGCGGTGATGCTGGCATTTAATAAAAATCCTGCTGCCGAACCTACGGTTCAAGGAGCTTTTTCACTATTTTAAGGAGTGTTGTTGAGAATGAAGCCGTGAAGAATGGTAAAAAAGGCGGCAAGAACCGGGAGTGCTTGAACTGTCGATTAACATCGATATATTTGCTCGAACAGGCGAGGAACAGGCGAGAAATTAATAAATTGATGGAATAAGATGGTATTTTTGGATATAGCTAAAGAAAGGCGTGCAGTATGAACGAACTTGTGTATTTAAAGAACGATGAAGCAGTGTGTGATAGTTTGCAGGTGGCCGAGAAGTTTGGGAAGAGGCATGACAAGCTGATAGCCGAAATAAGAAGAATGTATGGAGAGTTGATAGGAAAAAGAGGCGTCCAAAATGGTGGAGCGAAATTTTTCTTTGAATCAACTTACGAGAACCGTGGAAAACGATATCCTATGTTTTTAATGACGAGAGATGGCTTTTCATTGTTGGTAATGGGTTTTACCGGGAAAGAAGCTCTTGAATGGAAATTGCAGTATATCCGGGCATTTAATCAGATGGAGAACTTTATCCGCGAGAAATCTACTCAGATGTGGATTGAAACCCGGAAGGCAGGAAAGCTTACCAGAAAGGCAGAGACGGATACGATTCAGAAACTTGTTGAGTATGCAAAGGGACAGGGCAGCAGCCATGCAGAAATGCTTTACATGACTTATTCCAGACTGGCAAATAAAATGGCTGGAATCAATAAAAGGGACGAAGCTACGGTGATGCAGCTTAATAACTTATCTTTAATGGAAAATATCATTTTGCATGAGGTTGATCTGGGAATTATGCGAGGGAAACATTATCAGGAGATATACAGGGATTGCAAGAAACGACTTGAAGCGGTGAAAGATTTGGCATACCTCGAAGCGGTATAAGAAGAAAATAGGGATAGTAAGAGATATGGGTGATTTGCAACGGGAAATTGACAAATCCCGGAAGCTGGCATATAATATACTTATCAAGACAGCCAGTAAGGGAAGTCAAGGTTCCCCGTCCTGGCAAATATGTTTAGCTAAGATTTAGCCGCCTATTCTTTACCAGAGAGCAGGGCGGCTATTTCTTATGTGTGTATGTAAGGATAGATACAATTAAGCTGGCTGTCGTCAGGATTATCATAAAAATCTCATAATCGCTCATAAGCATTCCCTCCTGTCAAGGCTCAGGATCAGGGAACCACAGCCGCTCTACGGGCTGCCTGGATAAATATACTATATTTGATTTCTACGCTGGGCTTCTTTGATTCGTTGCTGTATTAATTGAATGTTTAAGTCATCCCAATAATTGATGTATACAAGAGTTATATGATTTTCAATGCTGAGTTTGAGTTTCTGCTTGTCGCGCCATTGTTGTTTTTCAAAGCCATCTTTTCCACCGAAAAAATCAATAGGTTCAAAATGTTGCTTCCCCTGATATTCGAAAGCTAGATGAAGACTTGGTATAAAAACGTCATAACTCAATTGACTGTTTCCTTGTTTTAAGAAATCGGCACGATATTGATAGTAAACAGGTTTTTTAGGAAACATTTGGGTTATTAATTGAAACATAAGTTGCTCTGATTTCCATTTGTTTTCTGGAATTGAATATTCATATAAATCAATATCTGCATACATTCCCTTTTCAATGGATTTTAATAATTCTACATCATTATAAGATTTCATATATGCAGTGAGCCAGCAAAATGACATTCCTTTTTCTTCGATACCGAGTTTTCCATTTCCTAAATTTTTCTTCCTCCATGAAATATCAAAAGTACCATTCAAACGACCAGTTAAAACAGTATGCATATCGGAATTAAAAGTAAATAAATATTTTAATCCTGCCCAGGTATTGAAGTGCTTTGGGTTAGAACATGTAACGCAGGCAAACAAGAGATCTGAACCAATGTCATATATTTTTTTTAAAGTTTGTTTCGCATTGGTATGACAAATTGCAATCCCATGATATGGCTCTTCTTTAAGATCGAATAGTGCATAAGAATACGGAATTCCCTCCCATTTGTTGTATAAATCATTTATTTGTAGATTAGGAAACGCAGTGTTAATTAGTTCATACTTACTTATGTGATATGGATTTGAATAGCCCAAAATACCATTAAATCCCCAGTAAGAGCACAAGGGAATTGTGCGAGTGTATTTTTTTATTCCGAAATCATAATGTCCAGCATCGAATATTTCTTCAACAACAAGTGAATTAGTAAATTCGATATTTATAGAAATATAAAGGATTAATGTATTTTCAATAATATATAACAATCCATAGTCCCAAACGTTAAAAACTTGATAATTACAATTTTCAAGAAGACTCTTTAATCCTAATATATACGATTCGAAAATTTGTTTGGTATTTGTATCAGGAATCGGTGCTACTATTTGGTATAATCCGCGCCTGATATCTTTATTTATCTCTGAAAAATTAACAGAATTGTTATAGTAATCGACTGATTTTCCGGAATTTACTATAGAAGACGGAACCAGAATATAAATAGGATCAGTATGCGGAATGCCCCATAATGGGAAATTAGTTTTTATAATTTGAGTATGAGAGTATTTCATATTATTAATCGGTTACTTTATCCCCGTTAGGAAGAATAAACGAACTTTGATAGATACATCCTGCTGCTTCTGCTACTTTTTTGAGTTCTGCGGGAGTAAATCCCTCTCGCTTTAATTTTTGGTTAAATGCTTGAGGACTTGAACCATATAAGCGAGCAAGCTCAGATACACTTATACCGAGTTTGACACATAATATTTTGACCTGTTCTGAAACTGCCATAATAATTCACCTCTAATATTTGATGTTTAATATATAAATAAATTATAAACGATAATATTTAAAAAGACAACATTAAAGTGGAAAAAAGAAATAAAATTATTTAAACAAAACTATTGACATTATAAACAGAAATGTTTATACTATAATCAGTTCAAGGGAACAGACAACAGCCGGGAGAGCCGAAAGCCCCTAATACTTCAAGCCATATACCTGTGAGAATCGCAATAGGGCATATCAATAGTCAGGAAGATGCTTGAAGGGCTGAGAGACCTTGAAAAGCAAAGGAGGACAGCAATATGAAGTACAATCTCAGCAAGATCATGTTGAAAGCATGGAAAGTTTACCGCAAGACAAAGAATATCAGCTTTGCAGAAGCACTTCACAGAGCATGGTTATCTGCAAAGGCAGAAGAAATCAATGCAAAGAGAATTGAAGATGCGAAGCATGTAGCAGGAATCACGGAGGAAACCAATACCTTTACTAAGTGGAAAGAGCTTGGTTATAAGGTACAGCATGGAGCATCAGCATTATTCAGATGTTCTCTGATATGGGGAAGCCGGGGAGATGGCGCAGAATACAAAGCCAGTTTCTTTGGAAAGTCTCAGGTAGAAGCAATTTAATAAAAAAGCCCTTACCAGAGCGGCAACTCTGATAAAGGCAAAGCAACCCGACAACCGACTAAAATTGAGGGGCTGTGCGTATTATAACATACTTATTCCCCTCAGACAACAAAAGAAAGGAATGGACAGAATGATATCAGTAATGAACGTTCTTATGATTTTCTTTGGTGGGTTTATATCCGCAAAGGTATGTGACAGTATTCGTGAGTTAGAGAGAGGAGAATGAGAAATGAGTAAAAAGGAAGTATTAAAGGCAGAAGAAGCAGTAGAAGTGATGCAGACCACTGGTGTTCCGGCACAGGAGACAGAAGGTGCAGGTGTGGTCATGGCAACGGAGATTATTGCGGATCTTAAGAAACAGCTGGAGGAAGCAAAGGAAGAAGCGAAAGAGTGGGAAGAAAGTTGGAATATGTGTCGTGAGCAGGTTCGAGCATTGTCCAGGCAGTCAGATATTATTAGTATGGTGTTAAGGATGGATGATGTAGAACTATTAGATTTAGCTTTTGGATTTGTTAGAGGATGTTATAACCAGCAGATTAAAAAGGAACAGGAGGCAGAAAACAATGGAGAAATGTAATTTAACCCAGATTCCTTGCAGAAAGGCAATCGTGGACGTTGTCCAGGCCAACAAAGATAGAAGATCATTACAGCACACCTATGAGCTGGCAGAACTCTTTCGTACAGCTTGTTCCAGTAATGAAGCATTTATGAAGCTATCAGAGGAAGATCAGGAGCGTTTCTGGCTGATTACAGATGCTTTAATAATGAATGATTTGGAAGATCTTAAGAGAGTACATAACCTTGCAAATTATCTGATGGTAAAGCGAATAAAGGACAATGCAAAAGTGGCGGAGGCATAACATGGACTACAAAAAGCAGATAATTGAGATGCTGGAGAAGATAGATAACATTTATTGGCTAAGGTCAATCTATGTATTCATGAAAATGCTGATAGGATAGTGGTACGGAGGTATAGCATGGATTATAAAAAAGAAATTGGAAATCTCTTGAATGAAATCCAGAGCGAGAAATTTCTGAAATTTTTGTATAACGTAATTGTCTCATTTAAGAGACAGTGGGGGTACTAATATGGATTACAAGAAAGAAACTATTGAGATATTACAGAAGGTAAATGATGATAGCCTGCTTGAATTCTTCTATAGATTCATTGCTAGAGTATTAAAGAACAGGGGATATTGATATGGATTACAAAGAAGAAACTATTAAACTGATTCAGAAATGTAATGATATTCACTGGCTGAAGGTGATTCATGCTTATGTTTCAAAATTATTAGGATAATATCAGAGGGGCGGCGGACTGCTGCCCTTTTATGCTAAAGGAGTGACAGCATGGCGAGAGCTAAAAGAGTAGACAATAAAGGCCGTGTATTGCGTGTAGGTGAATCGCAGAACAAAGATGGCCGGTACTGTTATAAATGGACGGATAGCAACGGGAAACGTAGCACTGTATATGCACTTACCCTGGCAGAGCTGAGAAAAAAGGAAGAGCAGATAAAACGTGACCAGATGGATGGGATTTATACAAAGGGTGGAAATTTGACCTTAAATGAGTTCTTCCGGCTGTTCATGAGCACGAAGAAGAACATCAGAGACAGTACACGATGCAACTATGAATCGTACTGGAAAAACGCCATTGCTCCCAGTGCCTTGGGAATAATGAAGATTTCAGAAATAAAACAGATCCACGTAAAGAGACTGTATGCGGATTTACTGGAAAAGGGATATTCACCTGGAACGATCAGGGCATATCACATTATATTATCGGAATGTCTGCAGGCAGCAGTTGATTCTGATATGATCAGGAAGAATCCGGCAAAGGGAAGCAGAAAAGGAATTGATAAAGAAGTGAGCAGGAAAAGAGCTTTGACAATTGAGGAACAGGAAACCATGTTGGAGTTTACGAGAAAAAGCAATTCGTATAAAATCCATTATCCACTGATCGTATTTGCATTATCTACAGGGCTTCGTGTTGGTGAACTGGGTGGTCTGCTCTGGGATGATATTGATCTGGAAAAGAACATGATTCATGTGCGAAGACAGTTGGTATATCGAAATCTGGACGGGACCGGTTGCAAGTTTCATATTCAGCCATTGAAAACAGATGCAGGAGAAAGAGACATCCCATTAACAAAGACTGCAAAAAAGGCTCTGATGAAACAGAGAGAGTATGATCTGTTACTGGGGAAGCGTGCAAAGGAACAGCCAGTAGCAGGCTTGAAGAACTTTGTTTTCCTTAATCATCAGGGCAACCAGCTTGCTCCACAGGTTCTTGACAGTGCTTTACGCAACATAATCAAGGCTTACAACAAGAAAGAGCTTAAACAGGCAGATAAGGAGCACAGAGAGCCTTTTCTGCTGCCACATATCAGCGCACATATATTAAGGCATACATTCTGTACCAGAGCGGCGGAAAGCGGTGTGGATGTCAAGAGCCTGCAATACATAATGGGACATGCGGACATAACCATGACGATGGAACGGTATAATCATGTTGATGAAGTCAGGGTGCAGAATGAAATGAGCAAGACAGAAGGAATTGTGAAAATAGGATAA